TTAAAAATTGAATTTAAAAATATTGAAAAAAAAGATTTTTCATCTTTTGTAGGTTTATCTCAATGCAAAACTAGAAGAGGTTGTTTTGTATATGGAAAATTAGTTACTGTTATTAAACTGTTAGAAGAATAATATTTGTCGCACAATATATAAAGGGAGCTAATTAAATGTACTACAAGAAGTTCAGCAATAAAGAAATGCAAGTTATAAGACAAGCAATACAAGAGCATGGTCAAACTTTAGCTTTTAATTTAGAAGATTATGAAGACGCTGAAACAAAAAAAGAATTAAAAGCAGTTGAAAAACTACAAAAGAAGTTAGTGCATTGTTATTATTTAGATAGAAAAGGGGGAGCATAATGAAGTTATCAGAAAATGAAATGATTAAAATAATCAAAGATAAAAAAATATCAGCTTGTACTGATGAAGAGAAAAAACAAATTTTTGTCTTTGCATTTGGTGAAGAATACATGAACCAACCTGATGACATTAAGGGTAGAAGACAAATTTTAAAGGGAGCAAACTAATGATAAATAGATTATCTAAAATAAGAAAGTCATTAACTTTAACTGATGGCAGTATAATTTATTCTAACAAAGAAATAATTAAACTTATTTGCAGAGGTTTTACAAATAGGAAAATCGTAGAGTTGGCAAAAGAACAATTTTATTATTGGGATGTACCATCATATTGGGAAAACAAAAAGGGGGAGAAAACTCATGAGAGTAGTTAATACATCAGGACAAGAGCATAGTGGTATTTACTGTGCTTATGTTCGTGTCTCAACAGATGACCAGGATGTTGCAAGACAAGAAAATGAAATCAAAAAATGGCTTAATGGTGGTGATCACCAGGTCATGTGGTTTAAAGAAGAGGGTGTATCAGGTAAGATTTCACCTTACAAAAGACCTGAACTTGCCAAGTGTATTGAAACTGCAAGAGTTAATGAAGCAACTATTATCGTATCGGACATTGATCGATTTAGTCGTAGGATACAAGACACTATGGATTTCTTTGAAGAGAAACTAGAGAAGGGGAAGATCAAGTTTGTTGTCTGTAATGAACCTGAGATATCTGAGAGCTGGGAAAGATTTTCAATGAAAGCTTATTTTGGTGCTATGGAAAGACGTAGGATAGCTGAAAGAACCAGGCAAGGTCTTGATAGAATTAAAAGAGAACTCAAAGAGAAGGGTACTTATAAAACAAGAACTGGTCGTAATATAACCAAGCTTGGTCTTCATGAGCATATGGATAAAGCAAGAGCAAGAGCAGGTGAAGTCGTTAAAGCTCAATCAGATGGGTTTGCTCAGATCGTTGCACCTACCATACTTGCCTTACAAAAAAGTGGTATGAGCTATCGTGAAATCGCTACCAACCTTAATCAAATCGGTACAACTACGGCAAGAGGTGGATCATGGTATGCTTCAACAGTTCGTAATGTTCTTAAAAGATTGGAGCGTACAAATGAAAAATAAAATAAAACAATTAATTCAAAATGAAATGGTCAAAACCTTATGTGATCTTGAAGTAAAGATTTATCAAGCAAGACAAGATCGTATGAAAACAAAAATGCAAAGGTATTTTAATTCAACACCTCTTCGTAATGTGTTTGCTAGAATTTGTGTTTACGCTCAATGTGTAAATGAGTTTTACACTATATCTCAGATTGCAGATCGACTTAGAGCCACCAGGCAATCTGTTTCTCAGATGGTTGATGATTGTGAAGAAGAAGGCTGGATCATTGTAGAGAGAACTCCCAATAGTGTTGGTATACAAGCATCACAAACTCTTTATGAGGGTATGGTAGATTATACTAACGAAAGAAAAAGACTAGCCAAAGACGTTATCAAATGGAAATGGACTGGATTAATAAACTTAGATGAGTTAGTGGAAACTGACTTTACATTCTTGGATGATGATGGCGTAAAATCAGATGACATTGATAATGATTCTCAAAATGATAAGTTAGTAATATGAGAAAGTTAGGTAAAATTATGAAGCATAGGATCAAGCAAGCTGGTGGTCGTAAAAACTTTACTGGTAATAATCTTGATAGTTTGCTTCCTACTTTAACTGGTCCACAAAAAGAACAAGTGGCTAAGTCGATTTTAAATCACAAAAACTATTTAATTTATCGTGGTCATAAGACGGCTTGCCGTTTAACTATTCCAATTATGGATCGTAAGACGATGCAAATTGCATCTCAGGAACTGGCATCAGTTGCAAGAGAGATTAGATCGATATCCAGGAACTCAAAGCTCCCAATGTTAGAGCGTGTCATTCAGGCACAAAATGTTTTAACAATGTGTGGATTTAAGATAAAATCTAGAAGTAACTTTGATATCCTTTATGGTGTACATGGTCTGAGATAATGAATAATAAATGCAATAAAAACAATCGTCTTAATTTTAAATTACTACATATAGGGGGTGTTTTGTCATGTCCTTCTAAAGTTAGTACACAATCAAACAATTTATTAAGGAGTATAACTATGATTGTATATCAAACACTTATGGGTAATATGAAGAATACTGTTAAAAGTTTGTCGCATAATATATATTGTGGCACACTAAATTTCCTACGTATTCGTCATATACCTCTAGAACTTATAATAGCTTTAAAGGCATTAGGCTATCTAATGACCATAGTTCTGACTATGGTATCTATATACTACATACTACATATAGTATGCCTAATCAATGATCAATGTTACAACTTTTATTTTGGGGGTTTATAATGGCTAAATTCTCAGATGATAGATTTGAAATTGGAGCATCAAGTGTTCCAGCAGTTGTTTTAGGTCAGACCAAATTTACAACGAATGAAAGAGTTAGACAAAGAACAATTCATGCTCGTAAGGGTATACCAACTATTGAAAGTGACTTCGGAAAAGATGCCAAGAAAAGAGGTAACTATTTAGAAGGCAGTATCATTGAATGGTCAGTAGATGAACTTCAAGAGATGGCAGATGGTCAAGCTGATATAAAACTTTGTAAAGTTGATCAAGGGTTTAGATTAGATGATTATAAAATTTGTGCTTCGCTCGATGCTATCTTACAAATTGATGGATCAATGCTGGTTCAAGACCCAAAGACTAGAGGTCATATGGAGCTTACTGGATTTGGTGCATTAGAAATCAAGACAAGTGTCCTGGATGATTTTCCAAGACATGACCAAATCATACAACTTCAAACACAACTTATGTGTACTGGTTTTGATTGGGGTATCATTGCAGTTTTTGGTAAGTCTCAAAGATTAACTCTTACACCTTTTAAAGCTGATAAAGAATTATTTTCTATTATCAAAGATAAGGTTAAAGAGTTTTGGGAAAAGGTCGAAAAGGATGAACCTTACCCACCTCTTGATAATGGTGAAAAACCTTACACCATAAACCTGGATCATCTCAAGACCAAGAATGAAGTAATTAAGATTGGTATGGATTGGATGAAAGCTAAGTCTGAAAGGGATGCTTGGACAAAAACAATGGATGAATGTGAAGATGCATTGAAGTTGGTTATGGAAGAGCATGATGCTGAAGTAGCTGAGATAGGTGAGTATCGTATCTTAAATAAAATTGTAAAAAGAAAAGCACAACCTGAGAAAATGCAACCTGCTAAACCTGCTAGTTGGCATAGAAGATTTAAAATTGAAAGGATAGAAAATGAATAGTTTAAGAACAAATCTAATTCCAAAAGATGTTGATCAGGCAATGAAAATATCTGAACTATTTGCTAAGTCTGATATCGTACCTGATTCATATAAGAATAAACCAGCTAATATATTTGTTGCCGTTTCTGCTGGAGCAAGTTTAGGTCTAGGACCTTTCCAGGCAATGCAGAATATTGCAGTAATAAATGGAAGACCATCTGTATGGGGTGATGCTTTATTAGCTATGGTAAGGAATGATAAAAGATGTTTATCTGTTAAAGAAACTATTGAAGGTGATGGAGAAAATAAAACTGCCACTTGTATAGTTTCAAGACTTGCTTCAGATGGATCAACAGAAGTTATCAAAGGTACATTCTCAATGAGACAAGCAAAAAGTGCTAACCTTTTAAGAAGACCAACTTGGATTAGCTATCCTGATCGTATGCTTAAAATGAGAGCCAGGGGTTTTGCTCTTCGAGATGCTTTCGCTGATGTTATTGGTGGATTAATTACAAGTGAAGAAGCACAAGATTATCCTGACGAAAAAGAAGGCGATATAAAGGTCGTAGAGACCTCAAAAGAGGTTGATGTAATAGATGACATCAAAAATAAAGTTAAGTCTATAGAGGAGTCTAAAAAAGCCATTAAATACACTATGCATTTTATTGGTAAGAAAACTCCTATTGTTTATGCCAATCCTAACGATTTCATAACAAAATACATAGAAGTTGTAGCTGAGATATACAATTCAGAATTTAGTGATGAGAAAAAATCTCAGTTTATGGATGAGTTAAGAACAAAGAACATGGCAACAATAAGTAGTCTTAATGAAATTCTTAAATCTGAAATGGAAATACAAATGGGAGAGTTCAATGTCTCAAATAAAAATACCAATGACCAAACCTCAAGCTAAACTATTTAACTTTATGCAAAGTTATTTAGACACACATGGTCAGATGCCATTACAAAGAGAAATGGCTGAAAATTTTAAGTGTTCTAAACCAACAATCCAATTCCATCTCAAAGGTCTTGAGAAAAGGGGATGGATTAAAAGAATACCAGGAGATGCAAGAGCTATTGTTTTAACTAATAGCTTTCATTCTGAATACTAATCTATCGGCTCTCGTTGTTACTTGTTTGTACCAGCGAGAGTCCATCATCTGATTACCAGCTTCAACCCAATCTCTATTATCAATTGCTTCCTTCATTTTTTTAAACTTTGATAAACGAGGTCTTCCCATATTAAACATCATATTGGCTATAATCTGTTGTGCTTCTTCAGGAAGATCATCGAAGTCTTCATACAGTAAACGACATTCACCAAGTGTAACTTCTACATCCTGGTCAAATAATTCATTTACTCTTTCTTCACCTATTTTAGTGCCAACTTCTAAACCATGTTCAGGATCATCTTCTGTAATCAAATGACCTATGCCACAAGTAGGTAAACCTAAATGATCTAAATAGATTTCATTCTTGACACCTTCATCAACCTTCAAAGTCTCTCGAAGCTGATCAATATCCATTAGGCTGAAGCTTTCTTTTTCTTCTTAAACATTCTAAGCTTTTTGAAATCAGATGCTTCCATCTTCTTTTTATTTCCTGAAATCTTCGCAATCTTTTTTTGCTTTGAGGAATAGCTCCCATAATTACCTGGCATAATTTTATCCTTTCTTTTTTCTAAATAAATCACCATCTGCTTTTTTAACAGACGCTCTTCCCTCAGCATGAGCTTTCAGCCTGGCTACTGCCCATTGATGAGGTGACATTTTAGGTCTACTACCTGAAGAGTAGTAAGCTCCTAAACCTCTTCTATAAATTTTATTGGCTCTTTCACTACCAAATTTTTTTACATATTTTGCTGGTGCTGACATATCAACCTCTCATTCTTTGTTTAGCAATTCGATCCATCATTGCTGGTGTAAGCTTTCCTTCTTTATATAACCTGGCAGTTCTTTTTATTTCTGCTTCTCTAGCTGAAGGGTTCTTAGAACCAGCTACATATTTTACTGGCACTCCCTTTTTAGTCTTGGGAACTTTAGCAAATTTTCTCTTAAAATTTTTTTTGGGATATGGTTTTTTCATTTCTTATTCCTCATGAGTTTTGTCGCTTGTGCTACACCTTTAATTCCAAATGACGATGACACTGCTATAAACAAAAGATACTGATACCAATCAGGTAAAGTGTTAAGAACTTCAAAACCAGCTCTTACATATTCTGTCATACTAGGAATGAAAACTAATATAGCTGGTAGTAATAAAACGATTAAAGCAAACTCATCCTTCCAACTTCCGTCAGTTGCATCAGCCATTGTTTTTTCCCATTCGACTTCACCAGTTGCAACTTTCTCAGCAACAACTGCTTTGGCTTTTGCTTGAGCAACTTTCGCTTGTCCTTCAGCTTTTACTTTTTCAACTTTTGTATTCATCCATGAACTAGCTAGATTAGCTATTGGACCTATCAATGCTTGTATCATTTGCCTACCTTCTTTTGTGCTTCTTTGTGTGCTTCAGTAAATGACATTCCCTGGAGCATCTTTGATCTCATCATTCTCATATGTCTTTCACTATGATGTTTTGAATGTTTCTTCATCGTAGCTTCTTGTCGCTGTGTTAATTTTTTTGTTTTCATTTTCCATTCCTACTCATATACGCTGTACTACCCATATAAAAACCTACTATTGAAGAGCCTGAGATATACAATAAATTAGAAACATCACTAAGGGCATTTACACGATCGAGAGGTACAAAGAAAAGTGCAACTGTAAATACACCCATACCAATCAATGTGTATCTAGCCATACGAAGCTGTGCTAAATTTTTTCTAAGTTTTGTTTCTGTCTCTTGTATCTCTTTAGCTTGTTCTATTTCATGATCGCTCACTTGCCCATCACCATCTAAATCCCAAGCACTTCCATACTTTGATTTGTTTTCAAATTTCTTTGGCATCAATACAACCTCATCTGTTCATTAACCCATACATTCTTACAATAACATTCTAATTTATTAGTCTCTCCAGCAATAGTTACTGGAGCTTGCTCTGATAAATATTTAGAAAAGTACAAGCAATTGTGCATATTTGAGTAGTGAATAAGGTTTCCAGTAGGAACACCAAGCATATAACATAACATAACAAAAGCTGGCTTCATTATCCACCCCTCTGCATTTTCCATAGGTATGCTATCAATACAAAGAAACCTATAATCGTTATAGCTAAAACAGTTATACCTATAATGTTTTTGATTTTGTCTAACTTCTCAATCTTGGCATGATGAGCTTTCATCCGTTCCTTTCTTATTTGACCTTCGAGCTGTATGAGCTGATCCCACATTTGTTGAGAATAATTCATGAGTATTAAATTTTTTAATTCTTGTCTGTGCTTTTGCATTTTCTTTTTAGCCATCAAAGTTTCAACAGCTACTTTTTCAATGTTCTCACTACTAAACATTTGTTGCCATAGGGTAGGGTTCTTCGCACGTTTCTCCATATGCTCCAGGTCATGAGTATGTGTGATCATATTTGTTACAGCAGAACTCATTTCATTTATATCCTTACCTAGTTGTATCCCTTGCTTTAAATAATCTACAGCTTTCGTTGCACCAGTTAGTAATAATCCTATTGTGGCTGGGTCTATATCAACCTCCTACATAAACATCTGAGTTACAAGAAGCATTGTTATTGAACCCATACCAGCAAGTAACCAATTCTCAATTCTTCTAAGTGAAGTCTTGAGTTCCTGAACTGTATCCTTCAGATTATCGATTTCAGTTTTTAGACTTTGCATCGTTGGCTTGCTCATTCTTCTTTTTACCCTTTGCTTTTGGTTTAGGTTCTTCCTTACTTTTAGGTTTTAAATGTGGATTTAAATCATATAAATGTGCCATTGTTTTCTCCTAACTTTTCCAATAAGTTCTGCCAGTAGCAATCACAGAATTAATACGTTTTAAATCTTTGCCATCATATTTGTCATCAAGTATTTGTTTTTCAAGTGACATGATTATTCCACCTACAGTTTTCTTTTTTTCTGATTCATCAGAGTCTTCCATTTTTTGTCCAGCAATAATCATTTCAATGATATCGCATTCATGCAACATTGCTAAATAGTCTCTTTCAAGTTCGTTAACTGCCATAATTATGCTCCTTCTAATTCAGTTATTCTTGCTTGTAAGCTATCAACTTTTGCTGATAGTTCTTGTATTGCCTTTACTAAAATTGGATATGTATTCATTGGTCTTGCTTCTAACTTAGATGGATCTTCATAACTAACCAATCTAGTTCTATCCGTTGAATTAAAATCCATTTCAACTTCGTGCAATTCTTGTGCTATGAAACCAACCTCTTTTTTGCCATGCCATTTCCCATCTCTTCTGTTCCATGCAAACTTTCTTGGTTTCATTGCTTTAATAAAATCTAAACCTAAATCTAAATCTTCAATAGCTGTTTTATCTCTACGATCTGACAATGAACTAATTGTTTGAACTTGACAACGTAATGATGTAACACTTGCATTACCTAATGTAATTTCATTACTAACAGAAGTTGAACTTGGATCTGCATCATAACCAAGAGCAGTATTGTTACTTCCAGTAATCAAATTGTGATTACTACCCATTGCATAAGTACCGACTGCTGTATTTTGATCTCCAGTACTTATAGCATTACCACCATAATACCCTAAGCCAACATTAGAACCTCCACTTGTCGTATTATATAAACTATTTGGTCCGTAAGCTACATTTACATTACCTGAAGTATTGTTATATAAACTCTGTTTTCCTATACCAGTTAAAATATTGCCAGTAACAGCACTATAACCTGCTCTATATCCTATTATAACATGATCATCAGAGCCATCTAAATCGTATCCTGCTTCATATCCTATCATAATAGAGTTAATACTACCACTATCCATAGAATACCCTGATCTGTAACCAATAGAAATAGTATTTGAAGTAGCTCTTGCTTCTCTACCTATAGCAATTTGTTGACTTTGACCAGTTGATGGACCCCATGCTTGATAACCAATATGAATATTATAATCACCTGCTTGATTAACAATTCCTGCTCGATAACCAACAGAAGTATTATAGTCATTGAAAAAAGAAGAATTATTATATCCTGCTTGATAACCTAAAGCAGTTGTACCAAGTTGACCATAAGTGGGATTATAATAACCTCGACCTGCTAAATACCCTATACTGGTACAATAACCACGATTTCTTTGTCCTGCATAATAACCTACACAAGTGTTATAAATATTACCAGACACACCAGTCTCTGTTCCTGCATAAGCACCAACATAAACACTTCTGCCATTAGCATATCCTGAACTATATGATTTATTTGATTGATAACCTATTGCTACATTATTATTAGCATTAGCCATATTTAATTGTGCTTCATAACCAATAACAGTATTGTTTACTCCAGTAAGTGCACTTGATGGTTCACCTGAAGCACTATTACTTTCAGCACCTATATCAATATTTTTGCTAGTATTCCAAATATTTAGTTTACCATTTAAAGAAGCACCCCAAGTTTCACTTGTCGTACCACCACTACCACCACCACCACTAATAGTAATAGTTTTAGTTGAACCAGTACCACTAGCAGTAACACCTGCACCAACAAAATTAAGTGTTGTTGCTTCAGTTGATAAAGCACTACCTTCATCTTGAACAGTTATCGAACCACTACCACCACCAATACCTAAGTTTGATGGAGTAATTTTTTTCATTGTGCCACCATCATCTATGAGAACAAAGTCTGCATCACTTGATGATGTAGTTGTTGTTGGTGTATCTGAATTAGAAGTAGATATTAATGTTCCAGTTTTTGCAGGTAATGTTAATGTTTGATTGCCACTAAAATCAGCATGAGCAGGTGCTTGTAAAGAAACATAATGTGCATTTGCAGATTCACAATATAATCTTAATTCTGATTGTGAGCCATCATTTTTAATATCTAATATACCACCATTTATTTCAGCACCAGTAGTTGTAGTTCTAATTTTAATAGTGCCATTATAATGTATAAATGTAGCTCCACTACTTACAGCTAAAAGATTATTTACACCTGATGTTCCTTGTAAAAAAATATCTCCACCATCAGCACCATCTACATTTGCTCGAATATAAATGTGACGATTATTACTATCAATGTATCCATTTGAACCATCATGATATATTTCTAAATCATTATCAGATCCAAATACTGCTTTGTCACTATCAGGAAACTTAACATCACCATTAGCATCTGCTGTTACTGCTTTACTTGCTTCTACTGTTCCTAGTGTTGATACATCAACATAATTTAGTTCTGTCGTTGTTGCAGTTACTCCATCTAATTTATTTATTTCTGCTGTTGTTGCAGTTACACCATCTAGTATATTTAATTCTGTTGCAGTAGATGTTACCACTACATCTTCATTTATTTTTGGTGATGTTAAAGTTTTATTTGTTAGTGTTTGTGTAGCAGTATTAGTAGTAATTTCTGCTCCTTCAATTGTTACAACACCTGCACTTGACCTGGCAATAGTGGTATCAGTAGCATGACCTAATTCTATGTTACCTAATACTTCTAAATTACCCTCGTGAGTTAATCTCATTTTTTCTGTAGCAACTCCACTTGAACCTAATTTAAAAACTAAATCTGTTTTATTTACATTAGCTTTAAAAGAAGCATCAGCTTCTGCAACTATAGATGCAGAAGTCAATATAGCATCTCCACCATTAAATTCATCAGGAGCAGAAAATTCTATCGCACCTAAAACTTCATTATTGCCTACGTCTGTATCACTTGTTTGTAATTTTAATATTGCTCCATTAGATGTTTTTGCAGTCAAATCATCTGTAGTTGTAATTGTTCCAGTATTTAAACTTGTTAATGTGCCAAGAGAAGTAATATTTGGTTGAGAAGCAGTTTGTATTGTTCCAGTCAAATCAGCATTTACAGATGAAGCAATCAATGTGTCAACTTGCAAATCTTCATAACTTGATCCTAATTTCATTTCAAACTTTGGACCTACTGTATTATATGTAAATGTAGCATCATCACCAGTACCACCTTCAATAGTAATACCTGCACCATTGACAACAGCACTTGTTGTATTGTCACTATCTAAAACAATATTGTGATCACCTATATTAACAGTAGTTGAATCAACTGTTGTTGTTGTACCTGATACAGTTAAATTTCCACTTACAGTTACATTACCTGAACTATCTGATAAAAGAACAGTACCTGCTTGATCAGGCAAAGTAACTGTTCTTGAAGTACTTGCATTACTTTGTAAAACACTATCACCTATTTGAACAAAACCATTAGGAACTCTGATATGTTTTGCAAAAGTTGCGTCACCTGCATTACCACCTGAATTTGAAAAATTAATTGATAAAGCATCAACAGCAATATTTGTATTAGGTATTTTACCACTTAACTTAAAGTATTGTTTTGTATTAGGTAAGTCTATTGTTGATGTTGTGCTTGTTCCCTTAAATTTTAAATAAACACCTTCTGATCCTTGATTTAATTGAAGCTCCCCTAAAGATCCATAGTTTAAAAAAGTGTCATCATTTCTTGCAATTTTAATACTTGAATTTTTTATTTCTGTTAAACCAGTTTGATTAGGATCTAATGATACTGTGCCACCAGTCACACTAAAATAAGTTGAACTATAATTAGCTATACCTTTATTTGTTGTAGAAGCATCCTCTCCACTTATCGTAATTGTTTGATTAGAAGCAGTAGTATCAATGCCTACACCACCTGCAATTGTAAGTGTTTGTCCACTTGCAGTATCAATAGAAGCTGTTCCTGAATCACCAGCAAGAGATAATGACAAAGTTGAAAACATTTCAGGGTTACCAGTTGTAGAATTAAATCCTAATAACTTTCCTAATCTATCTGCTTTAACTGGCAAGGTCATATTAGCACCATCCAGGATATCATGATCAGCTTGTCGAATAGCACGATCTAATTCTTCATTTGTCTGTTGATGAATAAACATACTTGTATCAAAATCAGACTCTAATGAAGCTGAAGTTAGTTGACCACCTGATGTATAAACTGAGGTTCTAGTAAGAGGTATATCACCAAGTAAAGTTACTTTTTGTGAGCTAGTAGGGAAGTTGCCAGTTGTAAAAGAAACAGAGCCTGACCCATTAGAACTATTTAAGGTAACTGTATAATGTGTTGTTTCTTGTTTTTCTGTACTATCAACAAATACTTTAATTTCATCTGTGGCATTAACTTGAAACGTAAAAGCAAAAGGACCAGCACTTCCATTGCCATTGTACTGAACTCTTCTGTTTTGTGCCGTTACGTCATATGTTGCCATATTAGATTACCTCTCTAGCTTTTATACACCATTTTTTAATTAAGTTCCATAAGTAGACCACTTAATCTAGGATTTTGATCTATTAATAATTGTTTAGCATCTTTTCTTCTATCTTGGAGAATTGCACTTATTGCATTTGCTTTGTCTTCATCAAACTCTAAATTATTATACTCATCGCTATTTATCAGCTCTTCAATAGCTGGAAGCAAAGAAGTATTAATATCATAGCCAGGATCAGTTGGAAGAAATCCATTATCATCAACTTCATTTGTAAACATCACAAGTTCATTAAATTCAGTACCTGATAAAGGATAACGATCTGAATTTTTCATACTAATTTTTTTAGGGTGAGATGACAATGTTTTGCCGGTTCGCTCAGATAATCTTAATAGTTCTTTATCAACATCAGTAAATCTAGTTGTTTTAATTCTTACTGGATTAACAAACTCATCTAACCTTCCTTCAGTTTGATATACTCTTTCTCCCCAAAAATTTAATTTAGGTGGAAGCTTGTCACTAAAAAAAGGATTTCTACTTTTAAAATAATTAAGTCTTTCATAAATAGCTTTTGTCGTTGTGGATATATTAGCATTCCCTTCTAGGTCTTTATCAGTAAGCATAGTATTGGAAGCTAAAGGATTGTTTAATCTTTCTATAGTTGCCATAAAACTATCACTTCCAACGTAAGGTATGTCAGTAACACTTGATATATATGAAGGCAAGCCAAACAAATTTCTATCTATAGTACCACCTA